AGACGCACCAGTATTCGTGATTACGAAGTCAATAGCGAAGAACTCTACAGAGCGGGTTGGCTTCAGTAAAATCTTAGCGTACATGATATTCCGATCAATCAAATCAGGAGTAGTTGTGGACTCATCCAAGATAAGACGGAACTCCTCCAAACCAAAGCGTGATTTTACACTCCTAAGAATTGGTTCCGCTTGTCCAATGAAGCGATTCCAAGTAGATTTAGTATTTTGGTCAAAGAGCATGCGACTCGCAATAAAGCTGATCTCCTTCTTCAAGAAAATCATTAGCCGGCGAACATTAACCCGATCAAGGGCAGATCTACTAACTTGCAGTGTCTTCTGTCCAAAGATCACAATGCCCTCGGCGGGGAACTGTGCGATGGGATTAATATTTGCTTCATAAAGCTGATCCCGCTCCTCAGAACTTAAGCGGCGTGAAACATCAAGCACCGGTATCCCGCCTGCACCTTCGGTAAGTCCACCTCGGTGAAATCCAGCAGGAGCAAACCAGGGTGCCTTGGTCCGATCAGTGAAAGAATACGCCCCGAGAGCAGCAACACTAGGTGGTGCCCATAGGCTTTGGTTGGTAATCGTATCAGAAATACGAACCCAAGGATAATAACAAGCTCCATAGCTACTGTTGATCCCTCTATCCTTCAGGCTATTCACGCAGCTATCGAGAGTAGCGGCACTTCGAGTCTGGAGAGAGGCTGAATTCTCAGTAGAAGCCGTAAATACATTTTCAAGATCTATAACTGCCATGGCATCACCCCGGTCTTCACAAACATCCAACAACTTTTGAGTTACCGTTGTTTTTGTGATGCCCGGTGCTGCGATCAAGTTATACTCAACCGTTTCTGGGTCACGAACAATATCTATTGCTCGGACGAGAGAGTGGAGAGCGTAATCGGCTGTCTCAGAAGATCCAAGTCCGGAATTCCGGAAAGGCTCACGCTCGGTAACATCTAGTCCATCGAAGCCGCCGTGGAGGCAAGTCGTGAACCGATTGAACCCGGCATCAAGAACCTTTTGCCAAGTGGCGTCGCCAGTCCCTAAGCCATCGGCTGAGGAGGCGGGTGCAGTTTTGCCGGCTGTAAAACTAGCGCCGGCTACTCTAGCCCCACGAGCATATACAGCCGCATCAGGTAAGTTGGCCATTGGCTTCAGGTCGTCCAAAGAGAAGACATAAGGAACAACATAGGGCTTGCTTCCCTCGGACAGCCAAAGCGCATTGGCTGCGGCATTGCCTACGGGATCAAAGATGGTCAAAGCCTGAGTCACATCAATAGGGCCTTCGGGTGAAGGGTCATCATTGCCGGCACCTCGGGCCAAGGCTCTCAAGCAATCTTTTGTGGCATTATTAAATTTAGCGTCGCTTGAAGTTCTACCCGTGTACATCCCAAAGTAAGCCTTTTTCCCCAACGCTGCTCCCCAAGAAGAAGATACCACTAAGGGAACCTCTGGGAACCTAATCGAGCAATTATGGACTGCATTGATGGCGAGGATCACCGAATCTGTAATAGCATGTCCGCTATAGTTGCTAAAGGTGGTTGTTCCGCCACCATCTACCATCGAATAAGCACCGGCATTGTCACCGGCATCGGTGGTAGCATCGCCGTAAATATTGAGTCCATTCTCATTATGCTTGATGCACACGTCTCTATATTTGGTGTGCCCAAAAAATCCGAACGGAAGATACAGAGGATCTACTGCACCTCGGTCAACATCTTCGTTCATGACAACTCGGATCATATCTGACTTATTGAGGTAATTCCCATACCAGCGCAATCTCTTTTCTGTGGTATCATAAGAGGAAAATTTATCGCCAATTTGACGGGCGATATAATTCGGAGATGCTGGGTTTAAGTTACAATTACTAAACCGCTCCAAGACGGTTTGAGAATTATCGGTATCATTAATCTTTCTAATCAAAACCGTAAATGAACCATAGGAATCAAAGTCACTGGTTGGGGCTTTAATATCAGTAATAGAAATCTTAACGTTATTCTGGAGTTGTTCGCCGGCATCGAGGGCCTCGAAACGGAACAACTTCTGTTGACTCTCCGGCTTATACAAGGTATTTGATTGAGTTAAATCTTGTCCAATAAGCCAACCAGTCGTTGCTTTCCTGGCAGAATATTTTCTATCATTGTGTTCCGTCGTCACTCCGGCATTGTTTTGCATGGGCATAATCGCACCGAAAAGTGGGGTCCCAGTATAGTCCGTCCCATTTGAAGCCAAGAACCCGCTCTTGTGCCCGTCAACGTGGTGCTCAAATGTTTCACCCAAGAAATAATATTCTAGAGACCCAGAGGTAATCGTTGAATTTGTGAGAGTCGGATTAGTATTAAAGACCTTACGAATAAACTTGTCGCTAGTTCTATCAAAGTTGAACCGGAACTGTGTTGCATCAGTTGTAAGAGGACTGCCGGTGCCTGATCGAAAGTTCGCAATAAAGTCGCCATTAGTTTGAGACTCAATTAGTCTACAGCCGCTTGGAGTTGAAACTGCTGCGTTTCCAACGTTGGAACCGGATAAAACTATTGTTCCGGAACTAACATAGAAAACAGCAGCGAGTGTCCCAGATAGTTGGGGTGCAGCACCGACAGTGCCGGACGGCCATACGAACAAGCCATAAGCTCCGCCTGCGCCTTCGTCGTCATTAATGGTCCCAATATCATATCCTGCGGCACCAGAAGCGCCATCTTCTACATCTGGGTGTTGCTCACCCAAGAGGCGAACCATAGTAATAGTTGGGTTATTCTTCAGCCAAGCCTGAGCGGCATAAGCTGCATAGGTTGGAGCGGTTAGATTTCCGTCTCTCCAAACATCCTCACCTTGTCCACCGGCAATAGGCTCACCGAACACAGAAACAAATTCAGAAAAGGAACTGACTGTAACTGGCTTCATTCCCGGCCCTTTTCTTGTGCGGCCAATCAACAGTGGTCCTATTGGGGCTGCCTCAGCGGGCAACTGAGAATTGTCGATTTCATCTACGAAAACGCCTGGGGATATAAACTTAAACTTCTTGTCAGACATTTATGGGTTTCTCCTTTTTGAAAAGCCTGTGGCTCTTTAAACTCTCATGCGAGTTTATTCTTAGTAAATAGTATGTCTTAGAAGCAAACGCCATTGGTTTTACGGAACGAGCTTATTCTTCTTATCGACAACTTGGAAAACATTTGGATCGGCACCGGTTTGCTTCTTCATATGGAAATCTAGCTCATCCTGAGTCATGACTCTTTCTCTCTGAAATTTAACTTCGGCTGCGCCTTCACGCACCACGACAAAGGGTTGTTCTTGATTCTTGTCCTGTCCTATGATATACCCTAAAACCTTTATTGTTAAGGATGTTGCAAATTTTCTTTCGTCTTCCCCGAGGGATGCTGCATTATTCTCTTGTGAAAAATCTGGCTGAATGAAGGCTTCATACTTGTTTCCTTCGTGCTCTGCTCTAAAAGAATTGTGCGCTCCGGTTCGTGCGATAAAAGGAGAAATAATTTCGTTCATCTGCTGAATATATTCGGTCGTGATCGTAATAGTATAACTCATATCAACATAAATGGGCTGAGGGATGGAAATCGTCTCGTAAACTATTTTATCGTTCTCAAGAGGGAAAGTCTGACGCTCTGTATCCGTCTTTGTGGCTGATTTACTGATAGAGGTGGCGTTTGCCCTGTCTCTGGTCTTTTCTTGTTGAACGCGACGTGCAATTTGAATAGATCCGCCCTTTTCATCATTAACTCCCATAATTGACGCTGCAAAGATGCCCCTTGTACCCGGATCTTTGGAAACGGAGCTTCTTTCAACAGAAATCATCGGATAAATCAAAGTTGTCTTCTTATCTCGCAAATTTACATTGTTTTTTATCATATGCGCTCGCTCTTGGGTCGAAAAGAGCACGGGAACCTTCTTAAAGCCCTTGTTGGTGTCGCAATGAACGTTCATGGTGTCATTTATGTGATTAAAGACCGCATAATCAATCGTTTCTAGGGTAGAGGGGTTAATTGGGATTGAAGTTTTAATAATTTCGTCTGTTTTTGTTCTACGAGGCATCGAATAAACCCTCCCTAGCCTTTCTACAGGTTGCTACGATTTCAACCTCTTTGTTATCTTGCCCAAAAAGCTTTCTAGGCTGTCCCAATTTAACAATTTCAAAATATTGTTTTTCATATTGAAGAAAGTCCCCAATACGAGCATACAAATCCTGATCTTCGGTTAGTCTACGTTTGTGAAAATGCACAGTTATATTGGCGACCCTATCAATTCCGTACTTATCACTGGACTGATCTGATCCTCCCCACTCAATTAGGGCGTACACCCGAATCGGAGGTAGGAAAGTTTTTTCTATAGCCTCGCCATAAAGCGGGTGAAAATTCGTTCGCTCCACATCGATAGGGAAATAAAGTATTTGTTGGCCAACTATCTTCTCGATTATTTCATCATTTACTTGCTTGACGAAATCTCGCTCTTTTTCCCCCACAAAAAGTGGAGGAGGGGGAGAAGCTGGCTGTGACCATTTGTTGTCGCTAGCCATCTATATTACCCTGTGTAAATGCCGTGAGGAACTCGCTTAAGAACGTTCTCAGTAGAATCTTGCATCTGCTGATCG